TGATGTTTCTCGATCTAAAGCTCGAACTAAGTCTACAATTTCGTATTCGGTGATAGGATAGCGCTTCTTTATTGCATTGCACGCGATAGAAGTCATGATCTTATAGATCATTGAGTATCGTCCAGATCCATCTACGTGTGCGATACTCTTATACTCACTAACTAACTTCTGATTGACAAAGGGACAGTCTTTATAAGAGCTCCAAGTAATATTAGTTCTATCGCCTTGTTGCTTGCGCTTTTCAATTATATCACGCTGAACTTCTGCAGAAAATCTATCTAAGAAATTAGTTGATTCAGCATTAACCGCATAAGGATGCTTAGCTAATAGAACATCAACATCAAGATAACTATCTGCGCTATGAGTAAAGATAAAGTTGTAAGCATTAGGGTATTGCGCTGGGACGTAATACATGCGTGATAAGTCTTTAGTTTGTGTATCTCCAACCATACCATACTCTGTGTTGAGTGCAAACCAAAAGTGTCTGATCTCGTTAGATTTAACAGCTCGCGTAAGTGGGAAGACCAAGCGAAACTTCGGATGATCGCGAGTAGAGCTAGCAGTTGAATAGCAAATATAATAGCTATCGCTGTATAACCGAGCCAGTTCATTTTCTAGATCACCCTCGAATTTATGATTGTCAACGTCCAATGCTGCCCAACCGGCCCATTCAATTACATTGGTATTTGCTCTAGTAGTGTTTTGAGTATATATAGCGGGAGAAATTAATGGAGAAGCTTTCTTTGTAAACTCTCCACGTTTTGCTTTATATCCGGGAAGAGTCGACAAATGATAGAGCGATTTTTCAAACTTATCAAATGAATCGAAGTCGACCCTCGTATCTGTCTTATTATCGAAGATCGACTTAAAGACGGTCAATGAAATCATGACAAAGCCTTAGCCATCAATCCTAAGTTATCTTTATGTGTAGGAGCAACCCAACCTTCAGGTTTTACGAGATCTGGTAGACCTAAGGGATTAGGCCTTGATGCTTTAACACCAACTTCTTTATTCATATTAGCTTTATGAACTCGATCCCAAGCTTCATAAGCATTTACATCAAACGCATCGAGTGTTCCAATAGCAACAACACACAGGTCGATTAAGGCATCAACTACATCGTCGGATGCATTGGTAGTATCAAGAACCGATGCTTGACGATTGGCTACTGCATTGCGCATTTCATCTAGTTCTTCCTGAAGAAAGTCAATTCGAAACTTTAGAAATGCTGCGAGTTTATCTTTATCGAAGTTTCTAACAACAGGATTTACACCGTATTTCTGGTGCATATCCGCGATATCTTGTACCCAATTTGTAGACATTATATTCTCCTTTATGTAGTATTATACCACACATAGTATTAAAAAGTAAATCCTTCACCTGCAGACTTCATTCTCTGGCCAAACGACGTTTTATCAAACATTGGCTTGTCTTCTTGACCAGAATCACTTATATTTTTCTGGGCTGAATCTTCTACATCGTATAGTTTCATCCTAGCGCGGTCCACACCGATAACGAAACGCTTATAGTAAGAAGGATCGTTGTAGCGATTCTTAAGCTGTTTAACCATGATTTGGTTGAGGTTTTCCAACTCCTCGGTACTAATAAGAGCAAACATAAAGTCAACAGTTGCGGGAAGACCAAAGGATTCAGAAGTGTCTGTAAGATCGACGTCAGTGTTATCATATCCACCTCGGGTTGTTTGCGTTGCGCTCAATACTGGAACATTATATTCTACACCAAGACCACGAAGTTCTTCAGCGATAGACTTAATGTAAGTATATGAGTTAACACCAGAACCGTGCTTTATTCTTGAAGAAGCACAGATGTTCAGATAATCAATAATGATTAAATCAGGTTTGAAGTCACGCTTAAGTTTAAGTTCTTCCAACAAAGATTTGAAGTGACCAGCATGAGCTGCAGCAGTTGGATATTCCTTAATAATTAACTTACCAGTTGTTTTCTTGATAAGTTTACCAATTCGCGATTCGTATATATCCTTTTCAACCTTCGACAGTTCGTCCATTGACAAGTTAAGAACATTTGCATCGATTCTTTCCGCAATACGTTCCTCGGCCATTTCCATAGTGATATATAGAACGTTTTTATTCTGTACCAAAGCAGAAGCTGCAACGTGACACATAAACAACGACTTACCAACACCAGTGCCGGCAAGAATAACATTCAGAGTTTTCTTAGATAGACCGCCTTTGGTAATCTTATTAAACATTTCGAGATCAAACGCAAGCTTTTCTTCTACACGGTGATAGAAATCGTATCGATGCTCGAAGTCTTCAAGATAATCGTGGCCTACAGACTTATCGAATGATACCGACAGCGCCTCAGACAACATCGATGGAATAGCATCCTCAGATAATACTTTGTTCTTGCCTTCGATAATTTCAAACGAATCGATGATAGCGTTGTAGACAGCTTGTTTCTTACAAAAGTCTTCGGTGTTTTTCAACAACCATTCATCGTTGTTGGTAATGAAGTCAAGGGTGTTGATATACTTTTCAATACCCTCGATCTGTTCTTTGTGAAGCTTTCGTTTTCCTATTTGAATAGCAAGGATTTCAAGTGAAGCTGCTTTATTGTATTCCGAAAAGAATTTAAGCAGTTCTTCTGCGACAACTCTTTCGTACTGGTCATTAAAGTATTCTGGTTTTACGAACGGCACAACCTTACGGCAATATTCTTCATTGTGAATCAAGTTTGATAAGATTGTCTTTTCGATTTTCATTGTCATCAATAAATCCTAGATGATTGCGTTCAAGTCCGTAGTAGAGTAATTCTACTATAAAATCACCGAGTTCTTTTTCAAAAGCCTCTTCGTCATATCCATCTTTTTCGTATGGAACTGAGTGAACATTGTATTCAAACCCAATTCGCAATTTATCGTTTACAGAATCTTCTTCAAAAGAAACGTCGCTGTAGGAGAATATGATTCCAGCAAAAGGGCCTTCGGTGAGACACAGAGCGTGTAGCTCACCTTCCTCGGTCCTCTTACCTAATACTTTATGCGGCCTTAATTTCGTCTTCATATTTTTCTAAGTCTTCAAAAATCTCATCATCACGAATAATATCACCGTGACCAACTTGGTATTTCTTTACGACAAAATCATTGAACGACTTTGAAGTAATGATAGACATCCAGAATTCTTTGCTATCGGTGTCTTTAATTCTATACTTCTTATCTTCGACTTCGCCAGTGTCGACATTTACTTTTGAATACCAACCGTTACTGGGCTTGATAACATGTCCAGATTCGAGTGCGATATCCAATAGGCCAGACCACTTGCTGATACCACCATCAAAAGATACACTAACAGGGATTTTAGATTTTTCTTTAACATATCTTGATTTCTCTACGTTGATAATGAAGTTATAACCAACGATTTCTGTTCCTTCTTTTTCTTGCTGACGACCAAGAATAAAGATATTGTCCGCTGAGTAGTAAGGACCTGTTCCACCAGAAACAATAGCCTTGGGAAACATTCCTTGTTCCATGTACGTATGATTAACGACAACCATAGGAATGTCTTTAATCGTAAGATGAGGAGTTACCATACGGAACAGAGATTTAATTTGTTTAGCACGAGACATATCCGCAACAGACTTACCTTCTAATGCATCCTCAACTTCTTTCTTAGATGCGAGGTTGCCAATAGAATCAATAACGATCATGACTCGGTCACCTCGATCGAGGTGATTGATCTGTTGCATGATGTCGAACTTAAGTTGTTCTAGATCAGTAATAGGTGTATGCAGTACACGCTCAGCATCGATACCAAAACTATCGAAGTAAGATTGAGGGGTACCAAACTCTGAATCGTAAAACAACAGTGCTGCATCGGGATATTTGTCCAAATAAGAACGTGCCATCAACAAACTGAAAGCTGTCTTAAAGTGTTTCGACGGACCCGCCCACATCGTAAGACCTGGAGTCAATCCACCATCAAGCCGACCACTAAGCGCAACATTGATTACTGGAATCGATGTTGGAATCATATCCTTCTTAGTGAAGAACTTTGACTTAGATAGAATATCCGATTCTTTAATCGTAGTATTCTTTTTAATCTTTTCTAGAATGCTCATGTATTCTCCTTATCGTTTTGATTGCGACACATCAAAAACAAAAGTAATTCTGACGCAATCACCTACATTTTTAGTGCCATGTTCTAATTTGTTGTTGAACCACAAAAGAGTTCCCGGTTCAACTACATATGATTCATCACCAACACTGTACTCATATTTTCCTTGAATTGCAAGATGATACCGATCTCTTGTTTGATAATAGCTTCCAATATCGATGTGCTTTCCAACTGTTCCTCCAACTGGAAGAGATAGGAACCCACACCTGTCGTGCTTAGGGAAATGTCTTTTCAGGAAATT